TAGCAACTACAGGTGGAGCAAATATTAGACTGAGTGGTACAGATTTATCTCAAGACAATATTAAAATTGCAAGTAGTACCAACATCACAGTTACACAAACTGATGTTAATACTATTACCCTAAGTTCTACAAGTTATACTGGTAACATTACTGGTAATTTAACTGGTAATGCAGATACAGTTACTAATGGCGTTTATACAAATAACAGCTATGCAGATCCGACTTGGATTACAAGTTTAGCTGGTAGTAAGGTAAGTGGTAACATCAGCGGGAATGCTGGATCAGTTACTAATGGCGTTTATACAACATCGAGCGTTAATGCGCTAGCTGACGTTGATACTGCAACTGCCGCTCCCACTGCAGGACAGGCATTAGTCTGGAACGGAACTAATTGGGTTCCGGGATCAGTAGCATCAGGTGGCGGCACTTTAGACTTTGGCACATTTACTGCGCCTGCTGGATTTACACTTGACATGGGAACATTTTAAAGGTTTAGGAGACAACAATGGCATTACAAATTAGAAGAGGTTTATTAGCAAATTTACCGGCAAGCCCTGCAGATGGTGAGTTGCTATATGCCACTGACACTAATAAATTATACGTCGGTGATGGTGGAACAGCTCAAGAAATTTCAGGTGGTAGCGGATTAGCTAATGTTGTTGAAGATACTAGCCCTCAACTAGGCGGGGATTTAGACCTCAACGGATACAAAATTGTATCGTCAAGCAATGGTAATATCGAGCTGGATCCAAACGGCACTGGGGATATTATATTACACGGAAATTTAACAATCGATGATAGTGGTAACTTTACTAAAACTGGTCAATTAAATATTAGTCCTACACTGCTTACTAGTTTTGGCAGTAATAATTCGCTAATCGACGGTAATGTGTTTATTTCTCGAAATACATATTCTACAACTTACGGTGCTGGATTTACATTTGCTCAACATCATGCCACTGCAGATGCAGTTAATTTTGGATTCTATAGGACTCGAGGTACAGGCTTGTTGCCGACTGCGGTGCTTAATGGCGACGATCTAGCTGATATTAGTTTTTTTGGATGGGATGGTACTGCAAGAGCAGGTGGAGCCTCTATCAGTGCAACTGTAGAAGGAACCCCGGTTACAGGGCATATTCCAACAAAAATTAGTTTTGGTACTGATAATGGTACTACAACAGGAATTCGAGCAGAATTATCAGCAGCTGGTATATGGAAGGTTAACAGTATACAAAATTACAGTGGTACAGAATTAACTGTCACTGCGGCTACTGTTAAAATTGCAGGCGATGTGCAGATTAACGCTCAGGGAGATTTAAGATTTGCAGATACAGACAGCTCAAATTGGGTTGCATTCCAAGCACCAGGAACAGTAGCAGCTAATGTAACTTGGACACTACCTGCAGCGGACGGAACAACAGGTCAAGTTTTATCTACTAACGGTGGAGGTACATTGACTTGGGTAACAGCAGGTGCCGGTGGATCGTTATCTTCAAGAACTACAGGAGTAGGCAGCACTGGTACTATTGCAAATGCCGCAACTGCTAATGTTACTATAACAGGGTTTAAATCTTACATGTTAACTAAGATTGCAACAACTCATGCTAGTTGGATTAGAATCTATACTGATACTGCCTCTAGACTTGCTGATGCCAGTCGTTTAGAAGGTACAGATCCGTTACCTGGATCCGGCGTTATTGCTGAGATTATTGCAACCGGATCTGGCACATTTTTAATCAGTCCCGGGACACTGGGATTTAACAACGAATCTGTTCCTACAACTGCTATAGAATTAGCTGTCACTAACAAGTCAGGAGCGTCTACTGATATATCTATCACATTAGCACTATTACAACTTGAGGCATAATAATGTCTATATCAGAATATATTAAAACTAGAGAATATATTGTCACAGTATATAACTTTTCTGATTTAGATTCCGTCTACGATGAACTAGAAACTGCAGGTAAGACTCCGCCTAATGTTGAATTAGAAAGAGCTGTCTATTGTCTACAAAGAAAACCTACTAGTAGAAACACACACTACATGCTTGCTGACTGGGAAGCTTTAGAGTTGGCCAAAGACTCAAGAATTAAGTCAGTAGATCTAGCACCGCATCTTAAAGGTATTACTCCTAGTTTAAACTATGAAGAAGATGAAGTTATTCTTTCAGAAGAAAATTTTACTAATGAAATCAATTTAACATCTGCAATAGACCAAACATCTAGCGGATGGGACAAATCAGGCTCTACTAGCAATAGTATGCGGAACTGGGGGTTGTTAAGATGCACAGAAGGTGTACAACGATCCGGATGGGGAGGATCAGGTTACAGTGGAGGCGGTACTGGAACTCCTAGTCAAACTGGCACTATACAACTAACGCAAATTGGACGAAATGTTGACGTAGTTATTTGTGACGAAAATGGCATAGTTTGGGATCATCCCGAATATGCTGTTAATGCCGACGGTACTGGTGGTACTAGAACTGTGCAATATAACTGGTTCCAACATAATGCCGAAGTGTACCCAAGCAATCCTAGCTCTACATACTCCTACGGAACAGGTGGCCACTCTACACACGTTGCAGGAACAGTAGCGGGTAATACGCAAGGTTGGGCACGTGGTGCTAACATTTATAATATCTATTACGATGCAGGCAATGCTTATCCAGAATTTAGCTATGTAATGGATTATATTAGAGCATTCCATAGAAATAAATCAATTAACAATACAACAGGTCGTAAAAATCCAACTATAGTTAACAACAGTTGGGGTATGAGTATATTTCCAAGCGAGTGGGCGTTTAGTGATATCACCTCAGTTACTTACAGAAGCACTATTTACACACCTAGTGGTAGTGCAACCTATACTGGCTTCAGTGGTGTATGTACATCAAATCAACGCCTAGCCACATTACAAGGCTTAGAAAATCACGGCAATAGAATATCAACCACTGGTGCATATATTCCGCCAGCTGGATACATTGTGTCTAAACCAGTATCATGGAGTCAGACTGGACAACAGGCAAGTTTAACTATTCTAACTCAACCAAATTCTACATATGAGCTAACTATACAAGGCCCTGCTGATATAAATTTAATTCACAATGTTGCTATTGATTCAGTTTCTGGAACTATGAGTATTAGTAACGAAATTAGTATTTTAAATGCAAGTAGCGTAGAAGTTTTTAATTTTACTGACGGACCAATTGGCACTGAGAATGGTGGCACTATCGAAGTAAACATTAATGAAAGTAACATTAATCTAGTAGGCACTGAAATTTATACAGTGAGATTTAACACTACTATCGACACTACCGGTATAACAAACCCATTGTTTGCTGCTGCTATGTCATTGACTGTTATTACAGAAAGTACTCCTGCAAGTGCCAGTGTCACTACTATTACAAATAATTTGTTAGGACCTGCATCGTTATCATCTTCAACTACACCAACTGTAGGAAATAATGATGACGGCTACTGGACTTTAAACTTACCGTTTACTATTGAATACTTAGGAAATTTTTACAGTACTATCTATGTTGGCACTAATCATTATGTTACATTTGGCGGGGGATCGAGTAACTATATTAATCTAAGTGCTACTAATCCAAATCTTCCAAAAATCATGTGGGCCTGTGCCGACAACAGTGTACAGAGAATTTATTATGGAGTTGAAGGTTCTAATCCAACTAGAACTTACCGTATTAGAATAGAAGGTAATGCATCAACTTCAGGGACATTAGGTACGCCAGGAATGGTCTGTGAATATGTGTTCTATGAAGCAAATCCCCAGCAAATTGATTTACAACTAGGCGCCAACAATAGAAAAACTATAGGTAGTGGGTTTACTACAGAACAATTAAACAGTTGGGGATTTATTGCTGGACAACGAGTCCCGGCTCGTGTTGCAGGTCTAGATTCTGACTTAGAAGATGCCTACGCCGAAGGTATTGTCATGGTAGGTGCTGCAGGTAACGGCCGATGGAAACACGACGTGCCCGGTGGCCTCGATTGGGACAATACTTTTCAAATGAGTAACCGATATCCAGGACAGACCTACTACTATATGAGAGGTACAAGTCCTACAGCTAATGATAATCTTGCCGACGGCGGCAACTATGAACTACCTGCTATCTGTGTAGGGTCAGTTGATACTATTAGTACAGATCAAAAAGTTACATATAGTGATTGCGGCCCAGGTGTTGACATATGGGCGCCTGGAACTTATATTATTAGTTCCTATACAGGTGGTATCAGTGACAGTAGGAACGGCAGTTATCTACTTGGAAAAATTTCAGGTACAAGTATGGCCAGTCCACAAGTTACAGGAGTATTAGCCTGTGCGTTGGAAGTGTATCCTCACTGGAATCAACAGTCTGCAAAAAGATATATACAGTGGATTGCCAAGTCAAATCAACTTACCGGCACTACTGGCGGGGCAGCTGACGGCCAAGATCTGCAAGGTGCTGCTAACTTATTTCTATACTATAAAAAAGAAATACCAGTGTCAGGTACAATGTCCCCAAGGGTAACACATAATTTAAGACCAGAAACTGGTGCTGTATATCCTCGACCAAAGATTAGAAGGACATAATACATGGCTTTAAGTATTTGGACTCAACAATCCGGTTACAAGTTTAATGCCGTACAAGAAAGAGCTATTGTTAACCAACAATTACCAGTTAGTTACGGCTCAGGGTTTGACGATAGTACCAGTTTGAATTTTAAAGTTATATCTGGAAAACTACCAACTGGCCTACGTTTAGAGAATGATGTAATAGTCGGAACGCCATACGAAGTGCCTAGAACAACTGAGTTTGAATTTGTTATTCGAGCCAGTTACAATAATCAAATAGCCGATAGAACTTTCTTTTGGACTGTTGAAGGTCAAGACGAACCTACATGGGAAACAGCAGCTGGTGCATTGCCGCTAGGAGCAAATGATCAGTATTATATTCTTGATAGTTCATACATAGATTTTCAACTGCAAGTAACAGACTTTGACACTGCGGCAGGACAAGAATTAAAATTCTTTCAACCTAAAAATGGAGGGCAATTACCTCCGGGGTTAATTTTAACTAGAGACGGAAGGCTTGTAGGATGGGTGCAACCTGCACTAGCTATCCCAGAGACATCAGGAAACGGTTCTTTTGATAACACACAGTTTGATAGTATTGCTTATGATTTTGGCAATAGATCCTCTAACGGTTACGACAGTTACATATACGACATAGTTAATTTTGATTATAGTATTAGTTCTCTTGCACCTAAAAAATTAAATCGATACTATGAATTTTTAGTTACAGTAACTGATGGAGATACTAGCTCAACAAGAAAATTTAAAATATTTGTAGTAGGAGACGACTACTTCCGTGCTGACAATGTAGGTGTATGGGCGGGCAACGGCACATTTACAGTTGATGGTACATATGTTAGAGCACCTATTTGGATAACACCTAAAAATCTAGGTGTTAGAAGAGCCAACAATTATCTAACTTTTAAACTAGACACCTACGACGGATTAGAATTAGGCCCTATAACTTATAACTTAGACACAGTAAATCCTACACTTAGTGCTACTGCATTTACTAGTTTATCAACAGAAAACAGAGTAGGTACGAATTTAGTTAGAATTAAAAATTCATCCGGTGTACCGGTTAATGGTAATAAACTATGTTTGAAAGACTATGTTGCTGGTGCAGGAAATACCACTTACACTATTGTGAATGTTCTAAATATTTCAAATGAGTATGTGCTTACCGTTTCTCCATTCTTAGATATTGGAATTCAAAATAACACGCGAATTGAATTAGGTACAGAGAGTATACTGCCAAATGGCCTACAATTTGATCAAGGAACGGCCGAAGTATTTGGTATTGTTCCGTATCAACCAGCAATAACAAAAACTTATTCATTCACAGTTACTGCTACAAGACTTAGCGATCGTGACGAAAAGGCCAGTGCTAAACGAACATTTACTGTACAGACCATTGGTGAAATTGACAGTATAATGAATTGGAACTCTTCTCCAAGTCTAGGTAGCATAGGTGCTAATTATATTAGCAACTTATTCTTAAGTGCGTCTAGTACACTTTCTGACTCAGTTATATTGTATGTAAAGACTAGTGGCAGTTTACCGCCCGGCTTAACTTTGCAACTTGATGGCGAAATAACAGGTAAAGTAAATCAGTTTGGAACTAGTGGCAACGGATTAACCACTATTGATGGCGGGGATTTTATTTTAGATGCCAGCGATACCACCATTGATCGAGATTATACGTTTACTGTTGAAGCTAGAGATATTTTAAGCTATAGTGCAATTTCTCAAACATTCACACTAAAGATCGATACTCCTAACGATAGACTATACAGTACTATGGTTGTTAAGCCGTTCTTAAAACAAATTCAACGAGATTACTTTAGAGAATTTATTACAGACTCAAATATTTTCGACAGTGCATCAATTTACAGACCAAGCGATCCTAATTTTGGTATTCAAAGTGAATTAAAAATGTTAGTATATGCTGGCATTGAAACTAAAGCAGCAGGTGCAGTGCAAGGTGCTATAGGTAGAAATCACAAGCCTAAAAAATTTAAACTTGGTGATGTTAAAAAAGCACAGGCAAAACTTAGGGGAACTAACGAAGTTATATACGAAGTTATATACTTAGATGTTGTTGATCCGTTAGAGATAGGAAAAACATATTTGCCTGCACAGATTTTCACAGTAGGTGATAAACGATCTATAACTGTAGATCAAAATAATCAATACTACAACGGACCGTTTACACTAGATACTGCATATTGGAATCCTGCTGATCCATTCTATGTATCAGTTGATCGAAACAATGTGTTTGCAGATGATCCTAATAGTTCAAAGAGATTTCCAGTAAGTATTAGACTATGGAGAGAACGTATTAAATCATTAGGGCTTCGAGATCGAGACTATTTGCCACTTTGGATGCGCACAATACAAGATGGTACTGTTAATGAATTGGACTGGATTCCAGCTATTCCGTTATGCTATTGTAAGCCAGGACGAGCTGATGACATCTTGTTAAACATTAAAAATCACATAGAAACTACAAATTTCGATTTTAAAACAATTGATTATATAATTGATAGATATATAATAGATTCAGTCACCGGCTACAGTGCTGATAAATATATCGTATTTGAAAACAACAGGACAAGTATAACATGACAATAGCTACAGATATCTCTAATGCATCTACAGCGGCAAACGCAATAGACCCAACATTTCCAGTTGCAGGTCAGGATAATAATAGCCAAGTTTTTAGAGAAAATTTTAACAACACTCAAATTGGATTGCAAAAAACTGTAACCATATTGACTGAACTAAACAATACAACTGCAAAACTTAATGCTGACAATAATTTCAATGACGTTATTCTTGAAAACGCAGAGATTAGAAGATTATACGGGTCTGTAGCTGTTATCGGTAATACTTCCCTTCCTACATCTATTGACACTAGAGACGCACAATATTTTACCTATACAATCAAAGCAGATCTTGCATTAACATTTAGCCAATGGCCAGTAAGTGATCGTTATGCTAAAGTCTACATTGACGTTAAGACTGACGGGCTCGGTGCTTGGGATGTAGACTTTGCTACCACAAGTGGAACAGTTCGTCCAGAAAGTACATTAACTTTACCATTTACACTTAACAGTAACGGGTCTACTCGTCATATGTTCGAAGCATGGACTATTAACGGCGGCAATGATGTATTTTTAAAACACGTTGGGAATTTTGCCTAATGCATCCGCTAGCCGAAGACTATAGCAAATTAAAGGACTCCGAAATTGACTCTAGGATACAAGATCTTAGTCGAAAATATTGGCAGTCTTCAAACCCTGGTGTGCAACACCAAATATCGTTATTCTTAGATCTTTACAAAGAAGAATTACGTCATAGGCAAGCTAAAACGTGGCAACAACACCAAACGAAGTCACCTGAGCTTGACAAACTGATCAATGTCAAGTAAAATTGCGTAATGCAATTAGACTCTTTTAGCAATCCAATTTTTAACGACACTGATATCTTTAATGCCCTTTATAAGGGTTATGAATTTGATATTGATAATTTACCATTTGTTGAACCGTCAGACGACATAGAAAAATTAGAACAGTTAACGGGTATTAAATTTTCTTATCAAAATTTAGATGCTACCGACGTAACAGCATTTGACAAACAGATGCAGTCTAAATGGGTCATGCCCGACAAATACAAACAATTAGACATTGAAGAATACCTAGTTAATCAATGTCCTAAACAACATTATCCGCGCCTTATAGAAGAATTACAAGAATACAGGGACCGTGATATGCTAGATTTATTACGTTGGCTTAAATATTTTGTAGACACTATGCAATCTAATAACCTAGTTTGGGGTGTTGGGCGAGGCTCTAGTGTAGCCAGTTATGCGTTATTTTTAATAGGTGTACATAAAATTGACAGCATCAAATATAATTTAGACTGGCAGGAATTCTTGAGATAAGTACATATAACCGTAAAGGAGAACTATTATGGCAATGAAAGAAGCAGCAAGAAAAGTGCATAAAACTATGCAAGGTAAAGAAATTGACCTTGACAAACTACGTATTCGTAACGAAACTACTCTAGCAGTAGGTAATGCTCGAATGAATGCTCGTGGTGATGAACTTGGTGCAAACGGACAAATTGTTCGTAAGCGTGAAGAAGCAAGTACAGAATACCACACAGACAGTTCAGAACTTAGAAAGTAAGAGGATTTATGTCAGAGACATTAGGATTTCAAAAAAATGCAGGTGTAAACATCAATGCCTGGAAAGTATCTATTCTTAAACCGTTAACTGATAATGTAATTGTTATCGACATGAATTTTGGAGAGCAAATCACAAATAGTGGTATTATTCTTCAAAGTGACAATGGTAAGGCACACGGTGTACATCCTAGATGGGCTAAAGTATATGCAGTAGGGCCGGAACAAAAAGATGTATCAGTAGGGCAATGGGTGTTAATTGAACACGGACGTTGGACGCGAGGTATTAAGATCGAAGATGACGAAGGTGAGAAAATTATTAGAAAAATTGATACAAAATGTATGCTAATGATTTCAGACGAGGCTCCGCCAGAAGATGCAATGATTGGAAGAGAACTATGACCAATCCTTTTAGAGATCAAGAAAAATTCATGCGGGCCAGCGATCAAACTGTTGGCGAACTAAACGAGGCACAGTACAAATTGTACTTGGACCTTATGGACGAAGAATGGAAAGAGCTTAAGGCTGCTCTTCTAATGGAAGACCGTGTGGAACAGTTAGATGCACTGTTAGACTTTATCGTTGTTACAATTGGTGCTATCCATAGTGGCGGCTTTGACGGAGAAGGTGGTTGGAAGGAAGTCATCGGTACTAACTTGGCCAAGATCGACAAAGAGACTGGCAAGGTTCGTAAACGTGAGGACGGTAAGGTATTGAAACCCATAGGGTGGGTGCCGCCGGAGTTGGCTCCTTTTGTGAGCAAATAACTCAAAGGGACTAGACAGTCCCTTTTTTTACCTGTATAATAAGCGAAAAGGATATTGTAATGTGGAGAGTTAGATATTATATGGTCGGCGGAACAAGAGCAACAAAGTTGTTTCCCACGCTAACAGAAGCTACACATTTTGTAGTGTATAAAATCCGCACCTGCAATGTTTACGAATTTATAAAGGTTAAAGAATGAAAGAACTATGGGTAGAGAAATACCGTCCTGCAACTGTTGACGGCTACGTTTTTAGAGATAACCATCAGAGAGAGCAAGTACAAAGCTGGATCAAGCAAGGTACTATTCCACACTTGTTGTTTAGCGGTAATGCAGGTATTGGTAAGACAACATTGGCAAAGATCTTGTTTAACGAACTTGAAATCCAAGACTTAGACATCTTAGAAATCAATGCGTCACGTACTAACTCAGTTGAAGACGTTCGTGATAAAATTGTAAACTTTGTACAGATGATTCCGTTTGGAGACTTTAAGGTAGTACTATTAGATGAAGCAGATTACTTATCACCTAATGCACAAGCAGCCTTACGTGGAGTCATGGAAGAATACCATACGACCGCTAGATTTATTCTTACTTGCAACTATCCTAATAGGATTATCCCTGCTCTCCACAGTCGTTGTCAAGGCTTCCATATTGAACGAGTTGACGTTACTGAATTTACTGCTCGTGTTGCTACTATTCTTGTGGAAGAGAACGTAGAGTTTGATCTTGACACATTAGACACGTTTGTCAAAGCTACGTATCCAGACCTGCGCAAGTGTATCAATACTGTGCAGATGAACAGCTTAGAAGGCAAACTACACACTCCTGAAAAAGGCGACACTGGAGAAGCTGACTATAAGATTGAAATGGTTGAGCTTTTTAAGAAGGGTAAGATTTCAGAAGCACGTAAATTAGTATGCGGACAAGCCCGTCCAGAGGAGATGGAGGAAATCTATCGCTGGTTATATGATAACGTGGCAATCTTTGGTGAAGAACCACTACAAGAGAAAGCTATCCTTATTATTAAACAAGGCCTTGTTGATCACACTCTAGTTAGCGATCCAGAAATTAATCTTGCTGCCACACTGATTAGACTAAGTCACTTATAAAAAAGGGCCACAGGGGCCCTTTTTATTTAATCATCACCGTAAATATCAAGTACTTCTTTTACGGCATCGTGTCTTTCAATATCGTGACTATCAAAATACACAGCATCGATGTGAGACAACCTGTGACCTTTGATTTTGTCAATAAAGTCAACTAAGCCGTTATCTTTTAGGCGGTCGGCTTGATTAAGATCACCAGTTACTACCATCTTTGAATTTTCACCCAGACGTGTTAGCAACATTTTCATTTGGTTCTGGGTAGCATTCTGCATCTCGTCCGCTATAACGTAAGCATTCTTAAACG